GTCTGGGTAGGTCATGTTGACCCAAATGACCTGCGGATACGTCGAGGTGACGGTCTTGACCGCGATGCCGTTGTACTGCTGCTGGTTGATGATCTTGACGCCGAAGCTGACGTTGGTCTGCGGATCGCGGAAGTACGTCGCGTCGTCCAGCAGAATAGGGCGGTTGCCCACGAAGTCGCCGGTCGGCCCAAGCGTGCGGCTGCGCGTGCTGGGCGGCCAGTTGAACACCTGATCCTGCGTCGAGAACACCGAAAGTCGCTCAGTATTCCACGACTCGATCATCTGGTTGAGCGCCGTCAGGCTGTCTTGCGACACCGACGCAGAAGGCGTCTCGCCCTCGGCCAGCACGCCTAGCAGACGCAAGGCTCGATTGATCTGGTCGCCTGCAGTGGTCGCCATGTCACGCTCCTTCGGCGCGGCGCTTGCGCCTCACCGGAAGCGCATTCTCTTGCGGTGCGGGCGCGGCGTCAACGGGCGGCGAAGGTTCGTTGGGGTCGAACCGTTCCCAGCCGTTTTGCTCGTCGTATGCGGCCTCCAGATCGCTGCAAGCGACCTTAGCCCCGTGAATCGGGTGACGCAGGTAGATGACTGCCACTTTCGGGCTCCTGCTGGTCTAGGCGGTCCAGCAACATTCTGTAAATCGAAAGCGAGGTTTCAGCCTGAACGATGAAGGTTTGCGCCCTCGTCAATTCACGCTGAACCTCGCTTATTTCAGCCTCGATGAACTCTCGGCTGATCTGCATCAGGCAACCGTGCTGACCATGATGTAGTAGGTCGTGCTGCCGCTTCTGATCGGGATCGTGTGCGTCACGCTCGGCGAACCGACCGCAGCGCGGAACACGCCCGTGGCGCTTGCGGCCGGCATCACAGCAAACGTGCCCACCTCGCCCGTGCCCGAGTTGGTCACGCGCAAGAAGGACGCATTGCTCCAAGTGCCGCCAGAAGCGAAGTCGGAGTCAAGTTGCAGAGCCGCCAGCGTACCACCAGGGTTCGTGGACGAACCGCCGATGGTGGCGCGGATCGCGTTGGCCGCGCCGCTGATCGTGCCGCCGGTGTTCACTGACAGGCTGATGTGCGCGCCGTTGGTCGTTTGAGCCGCACCCTGCGCCGCCGTCACCCGAGAAAACGCCCGCAGCGTCTCACCAGCGCCTGCGCCCGCAAAGTCCATGCGAGCGTAGTAGCCACGCGCGTCGCCCGAAGCGTGCGTCGAGGTGGCGTAGAGCTGAGAGATGTTGCCGGAACTCGTCTGCACCAGAGGGGCACCAGAAGTGCCCATCTGGAAACTGTCGAGCGCCGGGTCGCTGTACGCGACGCCGATTGGCTTGTTGTTCGCCATAGCCGATTCCTTTCAAAGACGGGGGCCGAAGCCCCCTTGGGGTTTAGGCCACGCGGTACAGCGCCCAGGTCGTCTCACCCGTCTTGCGGCCACGGAAGCGGGCTGCCGTGCCGGCGGTGGCGGCCACGGTCATCAGACCTTGGCTACCCGACGTTCCGACCGTCCAGCCCGTGCCGGCTCCGATGGTGATGACGCCCGAGCCCGAGCCATCGACGTTGATCACCGAGAACTCGATGGTCGAATCGACGCGGGCGTTGGACATGTTCGCCTCCAGCAGCGCCACCGTGGGCAGCGTGTAGGTGGCGGGCGAGGTTCCGGGCGAGCCCAGGATCAGACCCGTCTGCAGTTGAGCAGCGGTCAGGGTTGCGGTAGCGGTCGCGGTGGCCGGGGCCGGAGCCACGCCCATCACGAACTCGCTGCTGTTGCCTGCGCCGACTTGGTAGCCGCCAGCGCCGTTGGGGAGTGCCATGATTCAGGTTCCTTTCAGTGTTTGTTGCGCTCGGGGGCCGAAGCCCCCGTGACGATCAGCCCCACAGACGCACAGCCATCGGAGGACGAATCACGCTGTAGCCATACAGCACGTCGATCCGGCAAGGCATCCGGTCGTTGTTGATGTCGTACTGACGCACGACGCGCAGGCTGATGCCGTTGTGGACGGCACGCGCGGCCATGTCAACGCCCTGCGGGAGCAGGAGGTCGGCGGTGGCGAACGTGATGGCGTCCTTGTGGTACACCAGGTTCTGCGGGTAGGTCGTCGAAGCAGCGCCCACGAACGTCACGGCCTTGGTGTTCACCGCGATGGTGTTCACCGTCGCCAGCGCGTGGTTGGCCGAGTACAGCGCGGGGCTGATCTTCAGCGTCACGGCGCCGCCGACAGAGGTCGCGTCTTCGGTCACCACGAACTGCTGCAGCGAGCCGGTGGACTCGCGCGTTTGCGGGTTCACCGCAAAGCAGTCGGCGATGGTGAAAACGTCACCCTTCTTGTAGGTCGTACCGCTGCCGGCAGACGCCAGCGTCAGTTCGCTTTCGCCCTCGACAGGCACCTCGTTCACGGTCGCGCCGGTAGCGGCGCGCGAGCCGGTCGTGAACTGCTTGATCGACTGAGACATGTTGATCTCGTCGAAGCCGAGCACGCCCATGCCCATCATGCCGTTCTTGAACTGGCGGCTGATGGTGTCCGTGGGGTTGAACAGGCCCTTCATCCCTTCCACCAGGCCCGCGTTGGCAGCCGGGTTGACGGTCGCGTAGCGCGGCGACATCACGGCGGCCGACTCGTTGAGCTTCTGCTGGGCTGCAAGCAGCACGGCAGAGGTCGCCGGGGTCGTGCCGGGGGTGCCCACCGACTGGAAGATGCTCTGGAAGCTGTTGGCCACGTCCGCGTCGATGCTCGACGCAAGCTGGCTGATACGAGGCTTGAGCACGCGCTCGGCGAAGTCGTCCAGCTGCATCGTCAGTTCAGCGGACGTGAAGTTCACGCCGATGTGCTTCTGCGTCGAGACGGTCAGGGTCGTGAACTGCTCGTTGTCGTCCTGCGTCTGCAGGGCGGCACCGTCCGTCACCAGAGCCCGGTCGGGCAGACGGATGCGCAGCGTGGAGCCGATCTTCGCGCCTTCGACGGCGAACGAGTCGTCGTACTGGCGGTTGACGTTGCGGGTGATCACCAGGTTGTTCTCGAGGATTTCGAGAGCCTTCCGGGTGATCATGTCGATGGTAAGCAGGCTATTCGCCATGATTTAGATTCCTTTCAGCGTTGATACTGCGCCTGCATCTTCTTCATCTGGCGCTGGCGGTCGGCTTCAATCCATTCCGAGGCACTCATCGTCTTCACCGATCTCGGGTCAGTCGTATCATAACTCGGGTTGCCTGAAGCACGCGCCGTCACCGGAGTGATTGGTGCAGGTGCCGATGATGTCTTCCGAACGGGAGGCTCGCTGCCAAGTTTGGCCTCGATCTTCCCAATCTCACGCGCTTGCAACAGAGGCGACAGGCGGGAAATGCGGTCGGCTTCCTTGGGATTGCTGCCCAGCCAGTAGGCTAGATCAGGCCCAACGTCCGACGCTTTGATCGTCTCGGCCATCACGTCGGTGATCCGAAGCTGCGGATTGTAGGCGACCTGTTCAAAGTCGTCGTACTTGGTCCGGGCTTCTTCTTCACGTTCCGCGTAGGCTTCGTTGACCGCAGCCTGCTGCCGTTGCAGTTCCCGCTGGGCGAGCAGTTCTTCGGCCTTCCTGACGGCCAGTGCTTCCGCATAGGCTTCAGGGGACTCAAACTGATCGACAGGCGGCAACTCCTTGGGCGGCGCTTGCATTTCTGCTTGCTTGGCCTGCTGCTCGCGTTCCCACTTGCGCTGTTCTCTTGCGAGGCGCTTGCTGATCATCGCATCCAGTTCAGCCTGAGTGAACTTGCGTTCCTCGGTCTGCTCAGTTTGCGTCTGTTCAGCGACTACCGGCTCAGTTGATGCAGTATCCGGGGTGGCCGTCACCTCGGGGGCTGGTTGCGCGGAGTCAACTTCCGCTAAGGTTTCTTGGGTCATGGTTGCTCACGTTGAGCGCCTGGTCTGCCGGGCCAGTACAGTTCTCAGATTATGCGCTAAGAAGGCGCGTGTCAATCATTTGGCAACCCAGCCAGTGTTGCCGGTGCCGGATTCTTTCACATAAAACGATGTGCCGGCACTACCGTCTTTTCGCAAATAAATCGAACCAGCTACAGCAGCGTACACACCTTCGGGAGAACCAGTGCCAATGTAAAAGCCGGGGTATAACGTAGGGCTTCCACCAACTTCTACATAGTTTTCAACCAACAACCCTTCGTTTGCGCGAAATGTTTTGGCTGATGGGTAAGTGACGCTACCGCTAGTTGTAGTGATGGTCGTTTGCCCAAGAAACGCGCCTTCGCTAGTCAAACTTGCGCCTGTCTGCCCCAGCGCAAACACGTTGGTATAACCATTGCCGATAAACGAATTTTTTCCTGATGCCGTGTTTAATAGCAGACGAGTTGTGTCATTCCACGAACCAGCAAATTGCGGGTTGATAATTGAACAACCATCGGTTGTACCCAGCAACTTCAAGGCGTAGTTAGCCGTAAGATCGCCAGCAGATTGATCCAGCGTCACGCCGGAGATATTGACAGCGCTGGAGTCAATCAGTGAAATACCAAACGAACTGGCATTTGCGGCAAAATTCTCCAGATACCCGCCAACAATAGAGTTAGCGCCAGAATCCTCAATCACGATGCCGCCGTACCCCACGCCGCCGCCGTTGATGTTG